CCCACCGTTCCAAAAGTTTGTCACGTGCAACGGACTCTTTGGCGTTCTCTGGGGTTGCGACGTCATCGAACAAACAGAGATCGGCACGATGTCCGATGAACTCTGAGTCAATACCGTACGACGAAACCGTCGGCTCCTTGTTGTCGAGGCCCGATAAGTCTTCTTGTTCGACGATGAACTCCTCGGCACGCCACAAAGCACCAGAAGATGACGGCTTGAAGCGTCCATAGTCGATAGACAAACACCCCTCAGCGTTCAACGCCAGCCCTTTTTCCACGAGGATCGGGTCGGGATTCAACGGAAACGGTCTTTCTAGCGTCTCGCGGATACGACGGCTGTACATTTTCGCCAACGTCTGCGTAGCAGAACCAATCAGCACACGAATCTTGCGGTTCCGGCAAATCATCCACACCGCAAAATCATGAAACAACGTCGACTTACCCGCACCTGGGGGACAGTTGATGCAAATAAACTCCTTCTCAGGCGACTCCAACATCTTCACAATCTTGTACGCAGCATCAACCTGCCACGGACTAGGTACACGCCCCAAATAACGGCGCCGAAAGTAGTCAAAATCCTCCAAACCACGCTGAGCCTCAGGAGACAGACGCTCATACGGGATAACCGGAGGCAAATCAGCGACATCCATCGTCGCTTTCCACGCCTCAGCCTGACGACCACCACCCTTAGACTTCGCTTTCCCCAACTCCACCTCAGCAAGCTGCATCTCAGCCTGCGCTTTACGCCGCTTAGCCTCCCATTTCGAAGCAGTATTGACATGCACCCCAGCAATCTTTGACGCATCCTGCATTGACATGCCAGCAGCACGCGATTGCCAGTAGCGGGCCACGTCTTGTGGCGGGATTTGGCGTCTCCCCGAACGACCAGCAGGCATGAACGCCTGCTATCATACACACGCCGGTCGGTGTAATCGCAGACGGGTTCCTGCGAACGGGTTGTTGGCACCGACCGGCACCTACCCGTTGCAACAACACACACCCACCTGCTAACCTCAACACGCCACGTCGAGAGACGCGCACAACACCCCAAGAATACGGCACGCTAAACGATTACATTCCTCCCAACCACAATCATCGGTTGGGGCAGCATGGTTAGATCGCACGCGATAGTGGCCTGAAAAGGGGACCGATGGTGGTCGCCTTCTTTCGGTATCAAGACAGACGGGTTCAGGCGTAAAACAGAACTTGGGGGGGCTAAAGAAATGCCTGACGCCTCGCTACGCTCGTTGTCCTAGCGCCCTCACTACGTTCGGTTGCTACCGGTGCCACACACACGACTTCAAGAACAGGCCCAGGTCACCGCAGCACAAAAGATAACCTTCAACCCCGCCCCACCCCCCACCTCCCCTCCCTGCCCCCCAGGGTCACACGGCGCCACCACCCACAAAAATGACCACACAGAAAACAACTAATACATACCCATACGCGGGGGTGCCTCGGCAGATGCCCCCGTTGGTGCGAACAGATGTTTGGCGAACGTGTGTTCGCGGATCGCGGTGCGGGTGGCGGGTCGACCACGGAGAGTAGCCGGCTACGGAGAGTGGCGGTGTGACCACATACTAAAGAGCTGCTAACTATTGCAAGCAGGTCGCGAACCGTCGTTAGCGGTGTTCTCCGCCTAGTTACCGTTGGGTTACTTGTTGTGTGGTTGTGTGCGTGTGTTGCGGTTGTGTTACTTTTGGCCGCTACGCTTGCAACCGATAACGGTATGCCGTAGTTTGAGGGTGTCGGCAAAGGGTCGACAGAAAGAGAGAGAAAATGTCTAGATTGTTCGGAGTTACTTTCAGGGTGAGAGAGGGAGACACTCCCTCACTTATCACTAGCGATAGTTCTGACCCGTTGGATTGGGAGAACCCGTTAGCACTATTCGAAGACTTGTTCGAATGTCGGGAGTTTGCGGAAGAGTGCTACAACACTCTGACGGAGATGACCGCATACAAGGGAGATTGGCAGAGTCTGATGGTTGACGTGGTGGGCATCGAGGGTTGCGTCGATTGTGGCGCGTATGTGTTCCGCCTGCCTGAACCTGACTCCGATTACTTTCATGTCGGGCGCAATTGTGCGCACGGTCAGAACCTCGCCCATGTTGAGGTGTCGGCATGAGAGACGGTCAAAAGGTTTTAGCGTCTTTTACGGTTGGTGATTGGTTCATCACGTTGACGCGGGTTGGCGGTAGAGAACCTGACGGCGTACGTTTCACGGCTACGGCGGGCATGGTTCGCCGATCTGAATGGTTGCCTAGTTATTCCGTGGCGTTAGCGCGGGCAGCTTGCTTTGTTCGGATTGTGGAGTCGAATGAGACGCAAGGCTTTACTAAGTCCGCGAGAGGGTTCGAACGTCAAGCGGAAAGATTCTTCGTTGAGGCGGTCACGCAATGAGACTTTCTATCAACGGCGAACTATTCGCTACGGCGGTTCGGGTGCCTGGTTGGGTCAACGGTTACGCGCAACCGGTTTTTACGACGGCGGAGCGGTCACGGATTTTGGCCGAATGTGTCCGCTTGGGTTGGGATAAACCGAACGACGATTACGACGGTATGCCGTCGCACTTGGCGGGTTGGGTGGAGCTGCCTAACGGCGAGTGGATTGTTGAGGGTTGGGTATGGGAGAGTGCGCAATGAACTATGAACTATCGGTGACGTTTCGCACGGCTCGCCCGCTAACCGATAGCGAGGTCACGGATCTCCTGAACCGGTTCGGGTTGGAGATTGACGAACCAACAACGACAGGTGAGGACGGTATGCCTACTGAGGCGGAGTGGAGTGGGCGTAATGTTCGTATGCTCCTTGTCGACGATTCGGGCCGCGAGGCGGGGTCATGGAGATGGTGACCCTACTTGCGCGGTTCGTGGTTGTGTTTGGCAGCTTGGCGGGTGTCGGGGTGTGGGCGCTCTATCTGTCTTGGCTCGCTAAGGGCGGGCGGGGCAGGTTCGAGCGGTTCGCCTGGCGGGTTGTTCGGGGGGTGTTTGACTCCGCCCGCTAGATACGGTTACGATAAGTGTCGGCGGGTCACCGCCACAACAACAACAACAAAGAAAGAGAGAGAGAAATGAAACTATCCGACATACTCGACACGTCGAGCCGGCTCGCGGCTCTAAAAGAGGAGTCCGAAAGGATTCGCGAGACGGTCAAGGCCGATACGCCAACCCTTGACGCGCTCTGCCAGGCGGTCAACGGTTGGGGCGAATTGCGAAAGCGTGACGCCCTGAAAGTAGAGGCAACCGGCGCACAATGGGACTACACCCCGCATAACTCAGGCGCTTACTTAGAGGCGACTGTGTACGTTGTGGTAACGCGTGACGCGGCCCAACATCGCGGGCATCTAACCGTGCGCATCGTCGCGGTTCGTGACGGTGAGACGGTCAAGGCGTCCGAATGGGAAACCAACGACGGTAGAACCATTTCCTATTCGGCGTGGGTTAGTTACGCGCCACTACCTGAGGCAGCTCGAAAGATCATCGACGCCAAACTAAACGCCACGTGGGCCGAAATTGCTCCGCCCACGCCGGTTGTATGGAATGAGGCGGTGACCTACGACATTGCTAACGCCGTGAGGAGTAACACTCTCCACGCCGTAGACAGTCTTAGCCGCCAATTAGTAGGGGGTGTGTCGTGACCGACAACGAAGAACACACTCCGTGCGCCGATTGTGGCGGCCTAGTTCATTGGTTGGAGCGTTTTCCTGGCAATAGGTGTCTACCTTGCCACGCCCGCATCGTTGACGGCGAGACACCCGAAGAAACGCGACGGAAGATAATCGACGGGTTCGGGGGGCGACGATGACCCGCCAGAATGGGGGGTATCTAGATAGCGGGCGGGGCCGTTTTGACGCGTCTCCGTTGATCCTGGCGCGTCTTTTTCTGTACCGGCTAGCAGTTTTGGGGGTTTTGTGAGAAATCCACGAAACACTACGGCCCTAGAAATGATGACCGATGCGGAGCTGCTTGACGCGATACGGCGTAGAGATGTGTCGGTGACGTTCCAACTGCCCGCGTTTCGACATTCCCAAGCGGGGTTTTTTGTCCGCGATGAAGTTATGAGAGACGAAGCGAAGCGGAGAAACTTACTGTGAACCGCCACAGTACTGTGACCGTGGCGGCCACCGTGCTAGTAGCCGTTTTGCCCGTCGCCGCCGTAACCGGTGACCCCTTGGCGACGGCGACGGCGTGGCTATGCGGGTTCCCGTTCTGCTATCTGGCCGCCAAGTATGTCGGCAAGATCGGATACAAAAACAACCAAAAGAAAGAGAGAAAGAAATGAAAACGAAAACCAGAAAACCAGACATCGACTACGCAATTACTTGTACGCGTACGCGGAACCGGCAGCAAGATGCCGCGTTTTACGTCGACGGCTACGGCCACACTTGGGCCGCTACCGTTACCGTCGGCGGTAACGCCGTTCACGTCTATGCGGACGGAGAAATGCGGGTGACCTACCTCACGAAAGACATAGAGATGCGTGAGGCGGGCGATCTTCTCGCTGCCGGTATCACGAGCGACGCGAAACTAAGGGCTGTGGAGCGGGCAGGAAAGCTCGAATGGCACAATAACGCGTGGTTCGACCTCTACGATGCCGATAGCGGGCAACACTTGGAGTGTGTCTGTGACTGCCTGGGCGATGCGGTGAGCGCAGCGGTGGAGATGTTGACCGGTGACTACTACCACGGTTGCGATAATTGTGGCGACAAGTGGGCCGAGCTTGACGGTGATTCGCCATGCGTGGAGTGTGCCGAGGGGAGAGGTCAATGAAAACCGTCGACATAGCGGAGCTTGCGTATCGGCACGGGTTCGACGCGGCGGATCACTTCTGGCAGGTTGACCCCGCCGACGAAGACATGGCCGCCGAATGGGTTCGTAACGCCGAGGCGGGCACGATGCGCGACTATGCGCTACCTGGCGCGTTCGATGAGATGCCGGCGGACCTCAACACCGAGGGTTGGTCATGGAGTG